TGGGGTCCGTGGTGGTCGTGGGGTCCGTGGTCGTGGGGCCTGTGGTTCCCGTGGTGGTCGTGGGGTCCGTGGTGGTCGTGGGGTCCGTGGTCGTGGGGTCCGTGGTGGTCGTGGGGTCCGTGGTCGTGGGGCCTGTGGTTCCCGTGGTGGTCGTGGGGTCCGTGGTGGTCGTGGGGCCTGTGGTTCCCGTGGTGGTCGTGGGGTCCGTGGTCGTGGGGTCCGTGGTGGTCGTGGGGCCTGTGGTTCCCGTAGTGTCAACAGGCGTAGTGTCAACAGGCGTAGTGTCAACAGGCACAAGTACCTCATCCGTTACAGGCGGCGTATCGACAGGAGTTGTGTCCTCAGGCAGCGTTTCGGCTACCTTGGTTGCCGTGCCTCCCTCTTCAGTAGCGGAGGTGTAGACAGGCGGTGCGTTGCGCCACGACTGCACGACTACCCCGGCTTGAGTTACAGTAGCGTCTCTATACAAGTATTGCCCCGTTGCAGGGTCGTATTTAACTTCATACTCGTAAGGAGCCGCAGGGTTATCTGGGTTCGGGTGCTGCACCACCCCAATACGCGCACCTGTCCCTTCCTCAAGAAAACCATCAACAACTTTATCCCCCTCCCGCAACTGCAATCCCCCAAAGGGGTCACGGCCAACATCGGTCATGGTATTGGTACCCGCAGCGGCATACTGATCGGGGGCAGTAGTCGTTGTTTCCGCAGTGGTGGTATTAGTATTGGTGCCCAGTATCTTGCCCATCTCCCCGCTATCGAAGGAGTTCTCTGCGTCGGAAGCGTTTGTAGAACCAACAACCTTACCAAGTATGTTTGTTGTCAACGTAGAACCATCATCGTAGGTCTGAGTAGTATTGGTGAGCGAGGTGAAAGCATCCTTCACATAGGGGGTTGCCGCGGTCAAGGCTGCATTGATGAGCGTAGATTCCAACGGTGCGCCCGTTGCTACAGAATTGATCACGGCATTGATCACCGGTTGCGGAATGCTGACATTATTATCTTTTGCAACAAACCCGAGGCCAGATGCTGCACTGCTAGCCAGCGCAGTAGAAACAATATCTTTACCTGTGATCGCTGCAGATGTAGCTCCTTGCGCAGCCCCGCTGGCAATGGAGGCAATAAGTTTATCGTCAATGGCCCCGGCTACGGTGCTACCAACAGTACTACTAACTCCGCTAACAGCGAGGGAGGTAACAATCTTTTCTAGGTCAATCTCACCCGTGGTTAGTAGTTGCATACCAGCATTGATTGCAGCCCGCTCAGCTAGTCCGGGTAGTGCGCTAACTACGTTAGCTGGAAGATAGTTAGCCAGTGATTGCATCACCGTCGTCTGCAGTCCCGCCCCCGTACCCGCAGTAGCAGCACCCGCCGCCTCTGCAGCGCCAGCACCCACCGCCTCTGCAACACCCGCGCCAGCGCCTGAGAAAAGCCCCGGCAAAAGTTGGCCCCCGGCAATTGCTAAAGACCCCATAACGATCTCATTGGGGATACCAAATAACGTGCCCGCATCGGGGTCGTAGTTGACTGCGGCCGTACCAGCGGCTTGGCTTTGTGCAAACTCAGGGGTTTGTTGAACTTGCTGTGTAGCAGTCTTAGCCCAAGGCTCTTCAACTTGCGCCAGTATCTTCAGCGCCGTCTGACCGGGATCATCTGCACCGGACCAACCACCAAACTGACTTTGCTGTTGCTGCCAAGCTTTTTGGATGGCTGGAGTCAGGTTGTATCCAGCGGGTACATGGGGTGCAAGAAACGCACTGACCGCCTCCGGACTGGTGAACCCGTTGCCGTACATACCCCCAGAATTAGCCAACTGATAGCCCAACGTCCCGGCTGCACCATGATCCGTACCCCCATAGGAGAGGGTGCGCGGGTCCACCGGCACCATGCCACCACCCGGAGGCAAGAGAAAGATTTCCGCTCCAGACTGCGGCGCTTCAGTAGCGGGGTTGTACTCCCGGCTATTCCCGTCGCCGTCCATGATGAGGTAGCGGGGAGCTTCCGGAGCAGGGGCAGGGGGTGCTGGGGCGCGGGGTGATGCAGACTCATTGCCACCAAAGAAAGAAGACCCACCGGCAGGGTCAGGAGTAGGAAGCGCAGCAATACCCGCAGGAGCAGGGGCGGGGGCAGGAGCAGGGGCCGCTGGAGGGGTGTACGGTACTAGCCCCTGTTCTTCAGACATCGAAAAAACTTGGGTTCCAGCAGGAGGCGCACCGCTCTCGGGGTCATACTGATAACCCTCACCGTCAGCGTTGATAACGTAATACATATTCTTGCCCTATGTGTTACTGACGAAGGTCATTGTGGCTATGACAGAAGCCGTTGTTGGGCGGGTTGGGCTGGTTCCGGCGGCGTAGGAAGTCAGGTAGGCATCCACATCCGGCGTTGACCACCACAGTTCGACATATTCCCCGGCAGTTAGCGATACAAGATAGTTCCAAGATGCAATAAATCCGCCGTCAAAACCACCGTGTTTGGCATTTATAGATATCTCCCCGGTAGACCCCACTACGTCTGTTCCGTTCTTCCTTAGCCAAACGCTTAGTTCATGTATGGCAGCATCTTCGTTAATAAACTGCCCAGACCATTGCAGGTTATAGATACCAGTGGTAGCTACCACTATTTTGGACTGCACCGTTCCGGTAATTGTCAGGCTGGTTCTTTCTTGCGACGCGCTGACAACGTACGCCCCAACCCCGCCAGCCGCGCCAGAGGTCTGGGAAACAACCTTAGTTCCCGCCGTAATCGCCCCGCCAGTCAGGGTCATGCCTAGGTAAATAACACCAGAAGTGACAGCAGTGACTGTTAAAACTGTTCCCGCGCCCGGAGGTGTGCCGTCGTCAATCGTCCCTGTGAACACCGCCGTATGGGAGCCAAGACTCACCGTGTTACTAAGGTCAGTGGTGTCAAACCGCATCACTTGGGCTGTGTTGGCGGGGGCGGTCTGGACGGTGCTGTCTTGGAACGAGCCAAACGGGAAATACAATCCCGCCCCACCCGGTGTAGCCGAAATAAGCTGGTTCAGGGTAGAGGTGAGCCGCGTGTAAAACAGTCTCTGAATGTTGTTTAGCTGGTCCTGATACGGACGAGCATATTCCGCCGACGCTTGCGGCAGGGCGGGTGGGACAACACTTTGCAGTGTAATTGTCACGGGTCAACGCCTGCCATCAGGACGCAAATCAAGACGCGGAGAACCAAGCTGCCAAGTAACCCCCAACGCTGTGGACTCCACTTTTATAGACAGCTGCCTACCCCGCACACGGGTGTATATCTGCCCGGTGAACTGCTCTACGGGGAGTACTGCAGTTCTGGTTATAGCCGCAGAGCTGCTATTGGCAACCGAGTGATTGTCATCCGTAGCACTATTCACCAAGTACCCCGATCCGGAGTTGCGCAGGGGCAGCAAGTACATCGTTGCGGCGGGGCTGTTTGCAGTAGAGCCAGCAAAGGTAATGTCTGGTATGACCCGCCAAATGAAGGCAAAGGAGTGCCCGTCCTCCAAGTCAAATTGCGCAGAGGTTATATACGCAGACAGTGCTGCGGGGGTACCAGTAACATTGTCGTCCACCCCCTGCTCATGGTTGACGATGTTGCTGCTATAAGTTGCGGCAATTGGGTGATCCCTTAAGCCAGAGTCGAGCCACGCAGTGCGACCCATATCCCCGTAATACCACACGTCTTCCAGATAGTTATACACCACGTACCGGTCGATAGTAGTGACATCCGCAGAACAATAGAACCACCAGACTTCATTGAACCCTTCGTTTGTGCCCGCCACAACCTGTGCGTATTGGCTTGTATTTATATCTTGAAATACATACTTCCTAAGATCACAGCGCAGCGGTTGCACTCGACCATCATATTTGTAGAACTTATCCTTACCCATCCAGAAAGACACTCCGCTGGAATAAGCAACCGCGTTCTGTCCTGCAATAGACAGACTGTCCCCAACAAGCTGCGCCCCCCACACACCTGAAGCAGGCCCGAGGTACTGGAAAGAGTAAAGAGAAGAATCTGTCCAAACCAGCAGTTCCTGCCTAGACTGGTTGGCTGTAATGATTTCAGAACCGTGCGACAACCGTAGAAACCCCGCTTGGTTGGTTGCCGCGGGGGTCCAGTTAGTGGCATCTTCTTGCGCAGACCACCGAACCAGCATCGGGTCTTGGGTTGCAGTGCCTAACTCATTTGCTCCAAGCGCAAACACAAACCGGTCAATATCAGATACAAAGATACAGTTCTGTATTGTAGGAACCCCGGAACCCCCTGCGTAGCTGGATAACAGCTCTGCTCTGGGGGATATCGTATGCACACCAGACTGCGACCCCGAAGTGTTTATAATCGCCCCGGACTCCGTAGCGGACACGTTAAACGTGGACCCACTCGCGTTGCGCACATAGTACAGAGTCCCAACAGTCAGCCCTGTAGGCAGTGCACCTGTAGTAGTGAACCGCACAACATCCCCGTCAATGAGGTTCTGGGTGCAAGTGCACACCGCTGGGGTTGCAATCGTTATCGTGACCGTTGGCCCAGTTGTCCCAACAGAAGCGTTCCAATAATAAATACCTCCCCCTCTGGGTCCAAATACTAGGTCTTCCCCGAAGTTGGACTGGCTCCACAACCGAAGCGCATCCGTAGACGCTTGTCCGATCCCCCACACCCCACCACTATAGGTCCCCGCGCCCCACCCGTTTAACGGGACCGCAACCTCCGGACCCACGTTGAGCTGGTATATGGCTTGAACGGTCCCCCCACCTGATGTGGTAGCGCTAGCATTCCCAGACGCAGTAATATTATATGTGGTAGCACTTACAACTGTTAGCTGATACTCACCAGAAATAGTCAACCCACCAACGGCACTAGCCCCATAGTACGTAACGTAGTCCCCAGTGCCATACCCCCCGGCTGCATCCGTCACTACCACTGTGGGGGAGCCACTAGTTGTGGCAAAAGGGTTAGTAAGAGTCAGGACACTTCTAACGGGGGTAATGTCGTTATACATCCCCCCTTGCTCAAGATAGAACTTGAGGTTGGTACCTACCCCAATTAAATTGAGTGCACCATTAGTAACCCAGTTCCACAGCGAACGACACACCCCTAGAAAGGTACTAGCGGATATGCGCACCCACCCCCCAATCTTTTCCGGCGTACCTTGCCTGAAACGGATTTTGTCACAATCGTACCAACCCCCTTCGCTGGTATACCTTGTGTTCTCCCGATTTACTCCGGGCTTAAGGAGTATTTTTTTAAGCGGCATGGTTACCTACGCAAAAGTTCTGGTTCCGGCTTTGTCAATAATCAACGCCATTTTACGCGGCGGCAACTCAGAAAAGTTAGGAATGCTGATGTGCGTCCAAGCATCAAACTCCCGGATGATCTGATCGTATGGCAGTCCTGCCGTCATTACAGACCTCACAACTTCATCCGGGGTCATACCGGGTACTCGTATGTCAGCCGCACAACCAAGTCGATGCTGGCTCCTGTCAGAGCTTCCTACGGCATCATTTACCGCTTTGCTGCGAAAAGCAGAGTTCACCATCACAGGTTTGCCCCCCAACTGGGTTTTCACCAATTCAAGAAAAACAGCCAACCGCCTCAGATTTTGAATCTCCCCCGCATTGGGAGTGTTGTCAAACGATCTATGATCTGTGACGGTTAGTTCTGCAAGGGTAAAGTGCTTACTTAAATTCAATGGTTATTCGGGTCAGCTTTAACTGCCCCACCCAAACCTAGAGCCGCAGCAATACCCTGTGCTAACAGTTGATAGGGGGGAGGAATCAGCGGGATCAGGACCATTGCTACCACACCAAGCCCTGCCCAAGTTGATGCCTCACCAAAGCGCTTTCTGAGCCAGCCCATAATATTCTCCTAGAAATTACCGCCTACTGGATTCAACACTCCGGCTGGAGCGTCGGTGATAATTTTTGCACCCGGCTTGATGTGCCCCCCAGTGAAAGGGGATTCGTTGATGGGGCCGTAGCATGAGGCAAGCTGCACGCCGTTGGTTTTCTTGGCTTGCTTGTCGCAAATGTACCCCCACTGGTTCGACATCCCCGAATCTTTGCCTAGGATAAAAGTACGCTGTACCAACGGAGCCACCGCCCAACTCGGTGCTTGTGGGGCTTCTGTAACGGTGCTGAAAAGACTCCATACTTTTCCAGCGGGAGCATCGCAACTGTTATTCATCAGAGCAGGGTTAGCCACGCTTCTACCCGTCAGGACGGGGCAGACTGCCATGCCTTCGGCAAACACTTTGCCATTGACCGTAATCTTTTTACCCGTAGGGGTCGAGCCACTAGCCGCACACAAAGCGTATTCCCCATTGCAGATCATGATAGGGGCAGCGGTTGCGTTGGCACAAAACAAAACCAGAAAAAGTAAGCGTTTCATTTTTTATCCTTTACCCAACTTTCAACACGATTGCAAGAAGCAACATGATGATGGCACCGGCAGAACCTAAAAGAACTGACTCAAGCCTTTTAATTCTATTGATAGTTTCCGTCCACCGTTCAGCACAAACCTGTTCGTGGATGGAGAAGTGCTTGTCCAGTTCTTGTAGGTCTGCCATCACTTACTCCGCTTCAGGGATTTCAGGTATTGGCTGAACCTGCGGAGCAGCCTGTCCTTGAATCTTTGCAATCAACGCCTGCACTTGGATAAAAGGCATGTTACCCAGAGCGTTCAGGATTGCATTTACTTCTACAATTTCAAGTTCAAGCTTCAACATGATTTTCCTTATTTAGCTTCGAGCAGCGCAACCCGGCTGCGGAGGGACTGTAGTTCTGCAACAAGGTCAGCAATAACTTCTGAGGTGCTTGCTTGCATTGCTTGGTATACGGGATTGCCGTCTTCATCTTCCGCGTCTTTTTCACCACTCACACTGTTTGGATAAACTGTTTGAAATTCGTGAGCCAAGAAGCCGCGAGTGCGCGTGCCGTTGCTGTTCCATGCGTACTCAACCGGCTGGAGGGCATCAATGCGCTGGCCTGCATCAGCCACGGGGCCGATGACGGTTTTAAGGCGGTAGTCTGACGTAGTGTTGTAAAGAACGGCTGTTGTGCCAGATTGGGTAATTGACCCGATAGCTGTGCCGTTGTAATTAAAAAATGCAAAACCTGCTGTATTTGCTGTACCTGTTAAATGACCAATAGAGATTGCTGTTGCGCCAGTTGGATTTACAACTGTTAAACCATTAGTATTACTAACACTTGCTGTTGTAGTTCCTACCAGCAGATTCCCGCTCGCGTCCAGCGTCATGGCCTCCGTGAAGGTGATGGTGTTGCCTGCGGTGCCGGAGGGGGCCGTTAGCCATTTGTGAACGCCTGCTGACTGTTGGTATAGCGATGCCAAAGCACTGGAATTGGTGTATTTCCAACCACTGATAGCAGCAGACCCCGCGTTAAAACAATTAGCTGACACATCGCAACAACCTTGCGAATTGTTGCCTGAGATACTTGCCCAACCTTCATATATCTGTAATGCCCGATTGTTTGCTTGCCAAGCACTAGGTGTCACCCCAAGTCCGAGGTTGCCCGCGTAGTCAAAGGTCGCAACAGCCGCCCCTTTTCCGTTTCCGATTACCGTACTGCGAAACTGGGACGTACTGTTCTGGTAGCCGTAATAGTTAATGTATCCCGTGGCAGTCCCGTTTGTTTGATCCTCAAAATGCAGTTCGTTGCCACCTATTAGTACATCACTGCCAAGTGAAACATCACCCGTCGCACTCAGCGTCCCGCCAATGGTTACTGCGCCAGCGGAATCTATAGTTAGTCTTGCTGCGTTATTGGTGCCTAAAATTAAGGGTAAGGCAGCAGTGGTTCCAATAGCCATGCCGGAGGACTGAGCGGCTGTTGAATTGTCGTAGATTGCCTTTAACTTTGCTATGGACGCTCCAAAAAGTGTTCCTGAAGTGCCACTTCCATACCCCACAATTGTAAGAGCGGATAAGGTTGCATGCGTTGTTAAATCAAGCCTTGCGTCTGCCGAAGCCCCTGCATTTGTATTTGTAATGTTTACATAAGAAGAAGAATTTTGGGAAGTCCCAAAAGTAGCGGTTCCCGTCACGCCCAACGTGGTGGTCGCACTCAGCGCCCCGGTGACGGCGACACTACCATCTGAAATAGCTACTGTCTTTGTACCTAAGTCACCAAGATATAAAACGCCCCCGGCTCTAGCAGCAATACCAAAATCGTTTGCAGCAAGTGTTGCATCAACAATTTGTTTTGCAGAACCAATGTACCCGATAGGCGTTCCTGAGTTAGAAACGGTGAAATATGTGCCGCTGGCATTTGTAGAATTTATGTCCGTGGCGCTGGCGGTTGCCCCGCTGTTCACAGCAAGAGAAAGCACGCTCGCAGCCGCAGGCGTCGTGCCGCCTAGGACGCCGTTGATGCCTAAATCGGTGAAGGTTGCTACTGTTGCACTGTTTCTTTGAACATAAATGTTCTTAGCCGCAGCCGTTGTTATGTAAATATCATCCGAGTAAGATTGAAGCATTGCAGACTGGTCTGTGCCGCTACCAAGGATAACTGCCCTAGCGCCAAATACAGATTTGAAAGAGCCAACCGATTGAACGCCAAAATATCCGCCCTGTGTTGCACCACCAGCCGCATTAGCAATATATGGCGCAGATGTTGCGGCGTTTCCACCAACCGTTGCGGAAGTACTTGCCGTCAGCGCCCCGGTGACGTCGAGGCCGCCTGCGTTTGGGATACTCAACAACTCCGTGAATACTGTGTTGGCATCATTAACTTTGCGAATTTGAAATGCTTCAAACCCTGATGCGCCAATCGCACGTATTTCATACTTCCGCTTATCTGCATCACCACTAGATGCAGTGAACCTTAGCGTCGTGTCAGTTGTTCCGACAAGTCCAATCGTTGGAATTGAGGCACTACCATTGGTGGTAACAGTGGTAGCAGAAAGGCTTACGGTACTACTCGCCGTCAGCGTTGTAACGCCAGTCGCCCCCGCCGTGAGGGCAAGGGAGCCGAGATTCAAACCAGTGGTAGAAAAGATTCCTGATAGCGTACCTATCGCTGAAGCGGTTCCACCCGCGTACACCTTCAGCGTGCCATCGTTGTCATTCCCAATCGAGGAGACAAGGTTTGAGCCTGTAGCCTGTAGCCGCAGCATCGGGTAATCGGATGCCTTGAGGTCAGCCGCCATCTTCCAGCCGCCAATGCCCACGGTTGTGCTGGTGATGACTGCGCCATCAGATAGCGTCAATGTCCCCGCCGTGAGCGCCCCGCTGCCGATGTTCAGACTCGGATTGCCGGTACTGGTGACGTTGCCGGAGAGGATTAGCGCAGGGAGGGTTCCCACACTAGATGGGCTACCCAATGCCCCGCCGTTCACCACAAACGCACCTGCCGTGCCTGTATTGACGCCTAGGGCGGTGACTACACCTGTGCCTGTGGTTGTGGTGCTTGGAGCCGCGCCAGCCCCGCCGCCGATAACCAATGCGCTGGCTGCTAATGCCGCGGAAGATGCCAATGTGCCTGTAGCAGTGTAGGCTAGAACGCCACCGGATGTGCCTGATGCCAAGCCTGTGCCGCCGTTGGCTACAGGAAGAATCCCGGTAGTAGCGGTCACTGACACTGGTACAAAATCAACACCATTCCAAACTACGAGAGCTGCGGTTCCCGCAACAATGGTTACACCTGTGGTCGGGCCAACTCCGACAATCTTGATGCTTTGGGAACTGCTGGTTTTGTTGATGACCAGATACGTCTTGGACTGTGCAGGAGCAGTGATAGTGCGGGTAACGGTTCCACCAGCTGTCCAGAGAATGACCGCCTGTCGGGAGGTGTTGCTTGCCCCCGTGGTCGTGGTGAGCGTAACGTCTGCATCTGAATTGAGGGTTGTCGTCCCCGCAACGGCAGAGTCAACCAAAGAGGTAATGCCGTTGTTGACGGTGTCCCCCCACGTACCTGATAATTCCCCAGTAACTGGAAGTGCAAGACCCAGCAACGATGTGTAAGAAGTGGTCATAGAGCCCTCATGCGGCTAGTTGTTGCCAGTTTGCATTTTGTTGGGTACTGACATCACCCCAGCCAGATGCTTGATTGTCGTTTACATTTTGCCAGTTTGCGACCTGATTGTCATCAATCTGTCCCCAGACATTGACCTGACCTACGTAGCCTGTCGCAGACACCCCAGTAACGGCAACATCAGCATCTGCCGCGACAACCACCGTACCTAGTGCGCTGGTCCCAGCAACCCCGGTAACTACAACCACGCCCGCCGCTACGACGGTTACAGTCCCTAATGCGCTGGTGCCTGCCACTCCGGTAACGGCTACTACCGCACCTGCTACGACGGCTACAGTCCCAAGCTCACCAGTGGCGGAGACCCCTGATACAGCTACTACAGCCCCTGCCGCAACCGTTACTGTCCCTAGCGCACCAGTTGCTGCTACATCCGAATGGCCGACACCCCACCCTTGGTCCCCCCAAGCTACACCTGAGGCACCCCAGCCTTCAAACGCTACAATGGCATCGGCCACCTACACACCATCAAGCAATACGGATAATGGCGTTGGACGCGTCTGCCGTTGGGAACTGAATCGTGAAGTCCCCCGCAGTCGAAGTCTTGTCCGCGCCAAATGCCAGCACCGCCACTGCCTTATTCCCTTGGGTGCTGTTGTAGATCAGCGCCCCGTTAGCCGTGATGGTAGCCGCAGACCATGTGGAGTCGTTGAAGTCCAAAAACGCCGTGGTGCCCGTTGAGGTAGGGGCCACCACCGTCAGGGTATTGCCCCCCGCAGTGTACCCACCAGCTGTAGCAACCTCATCCGAAGTACTGTATGCCGTAGTGGTGGCGCTCAACGTGGCGCTGGAGGTAAAAAGCGCAATTTTAAACGTATCCGCAGCGGTGCTACCCCGCACCACCGTCGTACTGAACGCATGAATCCCGTTGAGGATTTGGACTTTGAAGCTGGTGCACAGTGCTTGAGAAATAGCCATTACAGACCCCTTATTAACTCAGCAAGGTCTCCACGACCCTGCTGTTGTAGCAACGCGCACACAGTTGTACGCTCAGATTTTTGGGCCTCTTGCAGGTAAAAAACCAGCACTTGCCTGATGTGGTCCCGGAAAGCTAGGGCCTGATCCCGTATGGCGGGGTGGCTCGTATCGCCCACCTGAATAATCTTGCCCAGCGCCCGATCTGCAAGCTCCTCTGGATTCCACCCGCGGTTGTTCACTGTCTGCACCACGACCCCGCCGATAAAGGCGGCGCTCATGATACTGGTACCCTAACTTGGCCGGAGCGATAGGCATCCTGTCGCAGCTTGCCGTCACCCAGAATCTTAAGCAGTCCCATAGCTTGAAGGTATAGTTTCTCGTAGTTGGCAATGATGTCAGGCTCGCCCTTCATGAACCGGATGGCCTCAATCAGTGCCCCATTCAGCAGGGCAGAATCAAACTCGTTGCCCAACCACGTCGTCCCCGCCGTGACAATCGACTCTGGGTAATACCCGTAGTGCATCTCCGTGGAATAGGCCACATCAGGCGTTGGCCCCAGAATAAATGCAGAGTCATCGAAGTTGGCATAGTGCTTAGGGAGCCCCCGATACGCGGCGGTGTTTTTTGGGTAGGCTTCCCGGATGAAGTTCACATCCTTGTTAAGGAGGTAGTGGTACTCACTAGCTGCATCAATAACCGCCAAAGAGTAGGCATACAGAAAATCTGAGGGAATTTGCAAATAGGAGTTCCCTATAGACATGGTACCCGTGACATTCTTGCGTAGTGCAGGAATCTGCACAGTGTTGTAGATTTTCTGTTCTGCTTGATCCGTGAACATGTCGAGCTGGCCCGTAGTGAACTCATTCTCACAGATGTCTTGAATGTTGGCTTTAAGCTCGGTGTAGTTCATGGGCTACCTCTTAGGCCATGGGTCCGCGGGACTTGCGCCCCTTGATAGCTGCGCCGTACCCACGCATGGTGATGCCTGTATCCTTGACATCCGTCTGCGGGTACCCAGTATCTTGCTGGTTACCGGGTTTCTCGGTATTAGCCTTGGGCTGGGTGTACTTGTTGGTAGGGTTCTTGTCACCCCACCCAAAATATTTAAATTCCATTATCGCCCCCGTTTGCCAGAAGACTTCTGATTGGCCGCACGAGCCATGTTGCGGCCCATGGTCTTCATAGCGAGAGACGTGACCCCACCCGCCTTGAACGTCGGTTTTTTACCGGGGTGCATATTGCGCTCATGAGCGCCAACTGCCTTTTTTGCTTCCATGACCATCTCCTAAGTAGTGGTGACAGTAACCGTACCCACTGCACCGATAGCAACAAGATCGTTTGGCGTTAGCTCTGAATCAAAACCCCTAGCCCCGCCCACAGGATTCCAGCCCCACTGAATTACTCTGCTTCCCCCACCCAACGACCCGTCTGCAAGTTCCCCAGACTGGTAATACGTTGTGTCAGGGCGTGGATTCTCAACTGCCTGCGGGTCATCCACCGGGTACATACCCAACAACAATTGCGGTTGGTCCGGGTCCCAACACTCGGGGCAGACCAACAGGTTCACTCTCTTGGTCTTAACAACCAGCTCTTTCAGGTCTCGTAGTTTATATCGAAAACCACATCTATCACACTGAGCAATAGAGTTTTTAGCTGAAGCAAAGCGGTTACCCATCTAGCCCCCACCAATGAACATCCGACGGGGTACAAACCGAATAGCAGCTTTCTCCCTATCCTCACCCGCGGCCAGATCAAACTGCTCGTTGTACGCTTCCTTGAGCATCGGCACCCGTTGGGCAAACTCAGGTATCTTCATGGCTATATGGTACGCCAGCCCTGCACTAAGCGCAGGTAAAAAGCGAAAGTTCATATCCGCAGTCTCAACACCAGACCCGGCGTCCTGCACCCGCCGTAGCCGCCAATAAACAAGTTGGTACGTTGACACAGAGTCCGGGGTCAGCCAGACGGTAACCGCGGGAAGGTTTGGGTTATACACCGCTGCCCCGGTAAGATGCGTTGCAGCCGTGGTGCCGTTCTGTGCTCGGAATACCCCACCCAGAGCACTACCGCTCAGGTATCCATAATAGATATCTTCGGAGTCAATACGAATAAACCCCGCCGCAGGCAAACCCACTGTGGTGCTCAGCGTGATGGTTGTGGTGGTACTGGTGATCCCCCCGTTCAACGTAGCATTTGTAGGAGACACCACACCGGAGAGCCGCTGCACCAGAAGTTGAATGGGGCGTCCTTGTGCTAGCTTGTTGGGTATTGTTGCGTAGGTGGGTACGCTGATCCTAGTAATGTTCAGGTCAGCCTGCGTGGAGGCTGTGTTACTCCCAGTTCGTATGACGTGGTCCAGCAGATCAATTGTATCCAAGGGCAAGGCGTAGGTATTCAGCCCTGCAGTCAGGGTGATGGCCCCCTGCTCAATTGTCCACATGTTGATGCCACGGTTCTGCCACTCAATGGTCATCAGGTTCATGGAACGCCGCGCCGTCCGTAGGTCATACCCCGAACGCATCTCCCGGCCAGCCCTCTCCCACGCCTCTTCGGCGATCTCTGTAAACTCCATGTTGAAGAGGGTGGTACCCGTTGTGGTCATTTACTTGGTCTTCCTAAATTGCTGAAACTGGCGTGACTTAGGCTTCACCGCGCCACCACTAGCATACATCTCAAAGTCAGTGTTGTCCCGCCGTTTTGCACGCTTGCCTTTGGGCATCTTGCTCGGGGAGATTGCCCCCATCCCCCTGCTGGCTAGCACTTGCCACCCACCTTCATGAACCCGGCTTTTCTCATACCACCATCCTTTTATTTCCTATACGCCGCGGTTTTCTGGGCCACATTCTTAGGCTGGGCCACAAACTGCTTGCCAGCCGCCTTACCTTGACGTTTTGCCCTTGTGGTCGCTGCGTACTCCTGCGGGCTAAGGGCTTTAATAGCGGCTTCTGGGAGGTACCGCTCACCTGTTTTCGAGGAGGGTTTACCTGACTTTGTGCGCCATTTCTGGTCACCCCAATTTTTCAGGGACTGCTGGGGAGCTTTCAATCTTTGTACCCCCCACCTGCGGCTTTGTAGCGTTTAGCCATTAGCTGGGCCTTTCTCGCGCTCCACTGCCCTGCACCAGTACCTTGAACCGCAGCCGCTTTAACGCTGTTAAAGATGCGCTTACGCATCTCGGGTTTGGTATAGTTACCCGCTTCGTTGACCTTGCCACCCTCCTTAAACACCTTAGTAGGTTCATTCCCGTCACGTTTAACGACGTTCTTAGCCTTGGGCATCTTAGAGGGGGCCGTCGCCCCCATTCCACGGGAGGAGCGCATTTAGACCATCTTAAACTTGGTCTTGCCGCGTTGTGCAATGCCATCCGCACGGGCAGATACCGAACCACCCTTGGCGTACCCAGTCATACCACCCATGTTCATTTTTTTCATGAACGCAGGCTTGCCGTCTTTCATTGGCATACCACCCTTTTTCATACCCCGGGCTTCAGCCATCTCATGCTTCACCATGGACTTAGGAGCGCCCTTCTTTTTCATGAACGCCACTTCTTTACCCATCATTGCCTTGGATTCTTTCATGTCATCACCCTATCTAGTGTTGGAAAATACTACCGCATCTTCCCACGGGTCTTACCCCGCTGGGCACAGCCGTCCGCGGAGCGAACGAAGCCACCTTTTGCGTATTTCTTTTCAGGCACCGGTGGGATGCTCTTGCCAACCGGGCTAGCCTTGTCGTATGCCGCCTTGGCTTTTGCAGCGTCCCTGCGGTCCATCTCGTCGTAGTATTCGGGGGGTTTCTTGTCAGCCATCACATTCTCCTCAACATTTCCAAGCTCTTAAACTTTTGTTTATACGGCTATTCGGGTCATTTGCTGTCTTGGCGGAGGTCAACTTCTTCTTCATCCCCGTCATCCTCGCACAGAAGGAATCGCGTCGGGAGCCTCCTTCTGGCTGGGGCCGCTTCAAGCCGGGTTTTCCGGGGTTGGCTGCTTTGTAGGAAGCCCTCCCCTTCGCGTTCAGCCCACCCGCCGGGTTCTTTCCTTCTTTTCGTGTCCATGCTGGAGTCTTAGCCATTTCATGCCGCCGTACTAAGCGTTTGTTGCGCGGCTTGCATCGAAGGGTACAGAACATCGTTACCAAAGTCGCTCTTGAACTCATGGATGCCCATGTGCCCCAGCTTAATCGTGGGGTCCACCCAGATGTCCAAGCCCTGCTCCCGCGCACGGTCACAGAACAAGAAGTCCTCACCGATGTACCCTTCCGGGGTGCACTTGAAGTCAAAGTAGCTGTACATCATCTCGTCGGTGTTAACGTCCTTGTGCCGCCACTCCGGGTTGGCATCCCGTAGCACCTCAAACACCCGACGCTGGATCATCATGAACCCAGTAGCCACCCGGTAGGCGCGTATCAACCCCATCGCATCCATTGTGACCTTACCCTGCGGCCCGTTCACGCCATGCCCGCCATCCAGTGACAGGATATAGACCTTGCCTTCCTTGCGGGCCTCGTAGGCCCCGGCGACAATAGCCCTTTCCTGATTCCAAGCCATCAAGCGAATAACAGAATCTGCATCAAAGGTCATGTCTGCATCAATGAACATGAGGTGGTCGCAGTCAGACTTCATGAACTCATGGGCAATCACGTTACGCGCACGAGAAACAACAGAGCACCCGCACAAGCTTTGCACCTGTATGCCAATGCCGTGCTCCATCAGTTTCTGCCCTAGCTGCATCAGCGATATCGCCATCTTCACCCCGACTTTGTGGTCATACGCGGGGAGGCCAATCATCAACTTCTTACCAGCAAGGTCAAAGCCCTTTTGGTTTTGCACGATAGCTCCTGTTTATCCGTAAACAATCATTGCAGAACCAAGATTAGTAACCACCCCATACACAGCGGTTTGGAACAAAAGCCCTTCACCGGGGAAAAGTACGTAGGTGGGCTGCGTAGCTGAAGCTACCGTGTTGAGTGTTACCTTGGTTGCCCCACCAGAACCTCCATCTTTTAGGACAAGACTGCCCGCAGTCCCTGAAGGGATGATGTAGGCCGCTTTCACCCGGCACCGCGCAATGTTAGCCGCAGATTGATCAGTAAACTGACCGCTGCCGGTAATGGGTACACTTGCTAGTACGTCTGTCTGCGTAGACATATACAATTCTCCTCAGTAGAACAAAGGGGCCGAAGCCCCCAGAAGGTTAGGAGAAGGGAGTCGCAGCAGTACCAGACCCAACCAGAACACCATTGACGGACCAGAGGTTAGCAGCCAACGCTGTTATATTGACTTGGCTACCCCGCGCAGCACCGCCAGTAGTCGTGGCGTTCAACGTGATGATCGTGCTGGTCACTGCGGCAAAGGCGTTGTAGACAGTGGAGGTAACGCCCAAAGTGCCAACAAACTTGTCTGACCCACCGCAGGTGACGGTTTGGGCAGAAGCACCCGCCGAGATTGCGTTGAAGAACAGGATAAACTCAACGCCAATGTTGCTTAGCGTATTGGGATCGCTACCGGGGCCAGAAGAAGTCGGATCAGCAGTAGTCACAATGGTGGGCAGCGTGATCGCGCAGGTTGCCGGAACCAGCAGGGTATGACCCGCGTGAGTGGCTACAGAAAGAGTTACCGTAGCACCAAGGGTAAGGATGTTACCCGGCCCTTGAGAGTAAAAACCGTTAAGCGAGCGGACAGGGCCGTCGAAAGTTGAAATAGCCATTGTATTCTCCGTGTGTTAGCACATCCGCATAGAGTCTCTAACAAGTCTGCTGGGGCAGTCGCTATGCGTAAAAATTCCCAGATCAGTTTGTTTTTTACCATACGTTTTGTACAGCGTCAATACAAAAGAAAAGGGCCACCCGAAGGTGGCCTTTCCCTGCTAAGTGCCTGATTAGGCTGACCCGGAGGAACCAAAGATACCCAACGGATCAGACGCTCCAAACGAGTACCGTTCGCGTGATTTGTATCTCACATTTCCAGTGTCAAAGTCACCATCCATTGAGTTCGCCAGAGGCGTACGGACAAAGTGCTTCAGACCGTTAGGCACGTCAGTCATCAGGAACCAGCCGTTGGTGTCGGTCAAGAAGTGGTTGACACGATAGCCTTCGGGAATGGAACCCAGCGACTTCAGAGCGTTGATGTCGTTATTGGTAGTGCCCACACGCAGCTCAGTTTCCATGAGTCGGGTGGCAACGAACATCAAGTTGGGCGGCACAATCAGTTTGCGCGGCTTGGCAGCAATCAGCAATCCACGCTCATCCGTCCAGCCAGCGATCTGAATGACAGCAGCCTCAAGCGAGGTCTCATTCAAGTCAGCTTGGGTAGAGGGCGTGTTGCTGTTAGTGCCACCAGACACCAGCGGGTGGTCAGTTGCGCAAAGAACCTTACCGTCACCGTAGGTATAACCCGCGGTAAAGGCATTGTTCAGAATTGCAGCACCCTTGACCTGCTTGGTGTAGGCCATCGCACGGGCCAGAGCCTTGGTGTACCGGGACGACAGGCTGTCGTACAGGTTGTCCTCAATCGCTTCTTCAGTGACTGAGAAACCCAGAGCAATGGTTTCGTGGTTGTAACGAGCGGTCCAAGCTTCCTGCGCATTATCGTACGCAATGGCTGCACCTTCGTTCTTGACCGGAGCTGCCGAGAAGCCCGACAGCTTGGTTTCTTCCTCGAAGGAACGCTCGGAGGTTTCCGTTTCGAAAATCTCTTTGTGCTCTTCGCCGTATTTTGCATACTCCATACCAAACAAAGCGTTTAGGCCGGGGAGCAGCTCTTTCAGTAACTGTGCGCGTGAAATAGCCATGGTTTATCTCCTTAAGCCAACGCAGTGGTGTTGCGGTACAGGTGCGCAAATTGGTTCCAAGTAACCAGAACCTCAACAAACGAACCAGAAGCAGCGGCAGTGTCTGGCACCACGTCGATGATCTTCACCGGCAGAGTAGCAGAAGCCACACCAGCATTCTTCACACCCTGAGTACCATCACCGGTAGCAGTACTGCCAGTAACAGTTTGGTAAATAATGTCTACGTTTCCACCAACCAGAGCGGCACGACTTGCCTGACTGGCAGACGGAGCGGCATCAGCAGCAGACTGAACAGCAACTTTCATTACCAGATCAGGATCGTCTGCAACAAACGCTACAGTAGCGTTGGGGCCGTCAACCGTGTTGGAAATCGTAGCCGGGTAATACTGCCCGAACACACGCTGCCCAGAAGAATTGACATAGCTACAACCCATGAAAATACCAACAATTGCCGTGCCCGTATTGGTGACGGTGTTGTTGTTAATGCACCCGTTTGCAGACATGATCACGCAGTCACCAAAAAATATATTGGTAGCATGCCCAGACGCAATAGCCATCTGTCGGGTAGAGCCAGCGAAAACTTGCCCCCCTAGCAGATTTACGGGACGGAACCCGTAAGAGGCTGAAACAGTAGGATAAGCCATTGTTTAACTCCTAAAATTAGTTGGTTACTTAGACCCTTTTCCGAAGGAAACAGAGGACTTACGCTCGTTGTAGAGCGGCATCCTCGGGTCGTTGGTCTTCATAAAGCTGTTGTCTACGGCCTCAATCTGGGAACGGTTCTGATTGGCATACCAAGCGGCACGTTGCTCCACCATTTCTACGGGGGTCTTACACAACAGCAGCCCAGTGCTCTCCACATTGCCTTGAAACCGGCTATTGGTGTCAGCATAAACCATCATTTCCGGGTGGTCCTCAATCTTGCAGGGCTCCCATCCTTCACGAAGCTTGGACGAAACATTGGTTGGATCAAATTGTCCCCTAGTGGCAGTCCTAATCCACCTGAATTTGTACCCCGGAATAGGGTTGGGTTCAGGCAGAATTTGCGGTGGCGTCCATGTTTGTGGGCGCTGGGTTACCGTCCTAGACTCTGCATCTCGGTTCACTCTGTTCTCAGCCATTATCTTGTAGCTCCTATAGCAACCTGTTTGGCGTATTCTTCAAGAGGTACTCCCAGCCTTTTTGCCAAGGCCACCTGTGTACGTGTCAGCGTGATTTTTCTGGGTGCAACGCTTCGGGTAACGGGGGCCACAACATTCGCCTTTCGGCGCGGCTCTTCAACCTCTACCTCGTATCCGGAATCTTCCGTAGATGCAGAAAATTTGTCCGGAAACACTTCGCGCATACGAGAATTGATTTTCCCGTAGTAATCGTCAGATTGAGGGTTGACGCCCTGTTTCACCAATTTCTGGTGCAACCCCAAAGCGAAACTTGTCATTTCGTCATCTGGACCAAACCATTGATTGTCTTTCTGCCAGTCTACAGCTTTCTGGTCAACGGTGGCCTTTGGGGCGGTATTTGTGTTTTGTACACCTTCCTGAGAATCTTGTAAAGGGGGTAATTTAAAACTATTTACCTGTTGTTCCCGCAATTTGGCCGTAGTGAGCGCCTCTTGTGCTGCAAGGACAGCATCTGCATCTCCTGCCTCATATGCCTGCTTATACTGCTGTCTTGCTGACTGCACCTCACCATTGATTGTTGCTTTTGCCTGTTCCAAAAGGACCTTCTGGTTGTTTCCAACCGTACCTTTTAGCTTCCGGTTCTCCTCTACAAGCTGATGAGTAAGCCGTAGAGCTTCTTCTTTTTCCCTGCCAGCCTCCTCTGCAGCACGTCGCTGGTCGTGGTATCCCTTGCTAAAATGTTGCAGCCGCTTACGAACTTTTTCGCCGTAGCTATCCAATTCTTCGTCAGTCAGTTCCATTGGAGGCTTGGATTTTTGCTTCTCCCGGTCTCTTTCTGGGCGGTCGTCCAACACCTCAACTTCTATGGAACCCGGTTGCTTTTCCGGCTTTGTCTCAACCACAGGAGGATTGCCAGAAGTATCTATGCGCTCAGACTCAGCGTCAGGACGCCCCTCAATTACAATCTGAAGCTCCTCCGGTGCAAGCGTTTCATCCGGGAATCTAAATTGTTGCTCAGCCATGGTTTTCTCCTATGCGCGGGATATTCCGCGAGGGTCCTCGACCACACCCTCGACGGTATCGTCATTGATCATGCGAAACTCGCGTCCATGAATCTTTAGCCGCGTACCTGAGTTGGGTCTGGCAAGGATGAAGTCACCTTCTTTGCACCATGGCCCAGAGGGGAACCGGGTGGTGTCTGCGTAGCAGTCAGGTCCAAGCTCTACAACAAAAAACACGGTGGCAAGTATTTCCTCCGCATGCCGTGTTGTATCTGCCTTGACAAGCCCACTCTCAAACTTGTCCTCGACTTCTGGAATAGCCACAAGAACGTGGTATCCGGAGGGTTTCGGGAGCATCTTTGCTTTTTTTTCCGCCGTATCCGGCAGAGGTGTTGCACTCTCACCAATCAGGATTTCATTCGACATCGCCGTCTTCCATTTGTGAACGCGAAAGGTCTTTAGTTGTATCACTGGCTATCCGGAGACCTCGAATCCGGCCAACCACTTCTCGGTATTCAGCGTAGTCTTTAGCCCCGCCGCTCACCAGATGCTCCGTTGCAGAGGAAATATCTTCCCCGTATTTTTGAATCAGCACGTCATAGACGGTAGTTGGCACAACTACTCCTTTCTAGGGGGTATGCCCGGTGCCTTGGGCTGGTTTTTCGGTGTAGACAGTGTTTTCAGCGCATCAAGCTTCAGTCGGGACTGGGCCTGAGCATCCTGTGAAGTAAGGCGCTTGTCTTCCTGCGAGAACTGTGCAGACGCCTTGGCCTTGTCAATAACTATTCTTTCTTGTGCAATCTTGGCGTCATTAGCGTCCTTCTGCGCCTTGCGCTTAACTTCCTCACCCTGTATCTGCACCTTGGCCTGCTCCAACTGGAAGAGCGGGTCTTGGGCTTGCTGCTGGGCCTGCTGCTGCGCGGCCTGCTGCTGGTGCTGCTGTGCAAGTTGTTTGCCAGCGTCTGCCACCAGACGGGCCAGCTGCACTTCCATGTCCTCAGGCAACTCTTCATCCGGCGCGGGCAGCGGCACACCAAGGCGTTCTTCTATCTGTGCGCGGTAACTGAACCCAAGGTGCTCGGCAATGTGCGCCTGCAGCGAAGCCATGATCTGCTGTGCCATAGGGTTCTGCCCAATAGTCTGGGCAATCATTGGGTCCTGCATGAACGCGGTATGTGTTGCAATGTGCGCGTCGTGGTCTTGGTATATAAACGCCTTGACGGGCTTGCCAACCAGACAGGCCATATTTTCAGACACCGGATCGCGTGGTCTCTGGTCTTCGCTTGTTGGCACAATCTTGTCCGCATTTTTAACCCCCAGCACCTCAATCATCTGGCGATGCAGGTAAGGCAGGTCATATATCTGCGGCGAAGACTGCGCCATCTGGAACACCGCTTGGTACTGCACCACGCGCTGGGCCATCGTGCTGCTGTTAGGATCGCTGACGGGAATCACGTCCACCATCGCGTAGTCTTCACGACGCGCACGGGAAAGCCCAGACCCCGGCTCGTAGCTATACTCCTCAGGGGCATAGTCGGCGATGATCTCTTTCAGGAGCTTGAACTCCTGCTTCATCGCAAAATGGACGCGGGATTGAATCGCCGCCATTGGTTTCAACGTGCGTTCAAGCAAAGCAAGCGTGGTGCCCACCGGGGCCTGCCCACTCATGTCGCTGATGTTCATGTCACTGATTGCGCCAAGGCGGCGACCTTCCTCAGTGATGCGGTCCAGCAGCGCCGCCAGAACCTGTGACGGCTCCTTATACGGCAGGGTCATGATGCTGTCTTTTATAGTCCCGCTTGGCACGTCCACGTCACGAAATTCACCCGGCGCAATGGGTGTATCGTCTCCCTTTATACGCAGACCCCGCGACTTGAGGCCCCCCGGCAGGTTAGATAGTGTGCCTGCATCAACAAGCTGGCGAATAATTGAAGTCCCCGCCCGAGCGTATCCGCCGATGATGTGGATCAGCCCTAACCCATAGAAACCAAACCCCGGCACATAGGTGTAGTGCACAAAGTGATTACGCTTTAGCTCGTGCTCATCCTCTGGGTTCCAGTTACGCCGCACGGCCAGTACCGAGTTGGTTCCCTTGTCAATAGTGACAATATAGGGCCTTGCTAAATCTTCTTCCTTATCAACACCGGGCATGCAGTAATTGACGTGAATCTCATATATTGTGTATCGGTTGTCATTTTGCAGGGTGTACCCACCCCCTTTAGCCTTCTTTTTTTCCAGATCAGTAAAGAACGTCTGGGGTTCACCAAGGTCGGTGTCCACGTAGAACTCAGCGTCCTGTAGCATCTCAATGTCATTCTTGGTCTTACGCATTATGTGCGTAATACGCTCAGCAGTTTCTATGTGTGAGGCCCCATAGGGCACCACCACTTCTTCCGCGGGGACGTAGATAGACACCTGTCTGTTGAGCCCCGGATCAAAATACACTTTCTTGAACGCAGACCCGGCTAACCCAAGGGAGAAGAGCATGCGCTCATGTTCCGCACGATACTCAACCATCCGCTCGGTCAGCTCGTAGTTCATGTCCTCGCTTACGCGAGTAGCCGCCTCTTCTTTCTCCTTGGTTACCTTGCCAAGTATCTTGGTCCTGACAGGCCCCGCCGCTGGAAAGGTCTCGCTCATGGACTCCGCTTGGAACCGAATGGCCGCTTCAGCCAGCACAGTGCTGAACACCCCGCAGGCATCATCCCAAGGCTGTGTGCGCTCCTCATACCGAAACCCAAGCACCTCCAACCCTTTTATATAGGTGTCGTTCCACTCCTTGCGGCTAGCTAAATCGGCCTCCACCAGCTCCATCAGGTCACCTGCCATCTTCTGCAAGTCTCCCTCCGACATAACTTCGGCGAGGTTCTCATCAAATGGCCCTTCAACCACACCCTCTTGCGCTTCATCCTTATCATCTGAAACCAAAATAATCTCTACACTGCCGTCCTCCATCATGATGGTGTTGGGGTTTGGCGCAATGTCAAACGGCATGACGGGGGTCTCATCCAACGTCTGCAGTCCTTGCGGGGCCTCGTAAAGTGCTTTATCTATTGCCATATCCAATATCCTTTAGTAATACTTACTCATGCCGCCGCGCCGGGACTTGAACTGTTTTTTGGGCTCAAGCTCATCTGTAGCCAGTCGAAGGAACCCACCCTGTCTGAACCGCATCAACGCCATCACCGTGGTGTCCACCAAGTCATCATGTGACATAAAAGGAAACCCTGCAACCTCCTCCACCAGCTCCTCGGCCCAGCGTGTTTGTGGCACCCAGACCAACCCGGACTTGATGATGTCAGCCACTGAATTCAACCGGGCAAACTTATCCCCTGTCCCCCGGTGCGGAGTATATTCCTGAATAATCATGCTTGTGCGTCTAAGTTCCTGATAGAGCGGCGCACCGCTGGACTTCTTCTCCACAATAAACGCATCGGGTTTCCAGTAGTCATACTCTTCCTGCGCCATGGCTTTTAGCTCCGGAAACTCAACCCGGTCCTTGATGGCATTCAGGAGAATGATCTGGTTGTTATTGTCAGGCTCATGGAAGAACACCCCCCACGTAGTAATGGCAGTGTAGTCAGACCGGTTGGTTTTTTCTGCCGCGGCATCCAAAGTCATGATGATGTACTCACACTGCGGGGGTTTCTCAGCCTCCCATAGCTTCCACCACTCACGCTTGACGATGGCCCCCTCTTCTGCCGTGGGCTGCTGCTGATACTGCGAATTCCACTGGAACACCGGCATGGACGCCTTGGTGCGCAGGAGCGCATCCACATCGAAAAACTCAGGCCACAACGGTTTTTGCACCAGATCGCCTGTTTCTTTGTCCTCCACATCGAAGAGCGCAGGAAACTCAACCACCTCGTATTGGTCGGCTAGGTCATTCTGCCCCATGTCGCGGGTCACCCGCCCGGTTAAGTCATCCATGTGCCACCGGGTCTGCACAATAGCTACACGCCCTCCCGGCATCAGTCGCGTACGAGCACCATAGGTGAACCATTCGTAGGCTTTGTCAAACACCTCAAAGTTGCCGTTCAGCACATCTTGTTCTGAGTGGGGGTCATCAACAAGCAGCAAGTCAGCACCGCGTCCGGCCAAAGCAGACCCAACGCCGCAGGCGTAATACTCCCCCCCAGCACTTGTGTTCCACCGCCCTGCACTTTTTGAATCAGATGCAAGGCTAACCGTGGGAAAAATGTCCTTGTAGGCAGCAGAATCAATGATATTTCGCACTTTTCTACCAAAATCTACAGCCAAATCGGTTGTATGGGACACCATCAGCACCTTCTTATCAGGGTGTTTTCCGAGGAACCAAGCCGGAAAATAGATGGAAACTAGCTGGGATTTGCCATGCCGAGGGGGGATATTGACGCAAATCCGGTCTTTTTTACCCTCTGCAATCTCCATTAGCAGGTTGGCAAGGATGCGGTGGTGTTTACCTACCTTGTAGTCTGCCTGCATGTGCTTACAAAAGGCAATCAGGTCGTTTCTGCACCGATCCGCGTGGCGTCTACGCTCCAGCTCCTCGGCAATCTTAAGAATCTCTTCCTGTTCTGCCCGGTTTAGGGTGTGCAGGTTCTGGTACAGGTAGCGAAGCTCCGCCTCGGATAGGGTTGGGGACCGCGTAACAGTCTGGGGGGTGGCGCTCATGCGTTGAGTTGTGCCTCGTCTACAACTTGTTGCAGCCCAAGCTCCTTGGCAACATCCAGTTCTTCGCCTGCTATGTCCACCACGTCAGTCACATCCTCCTCCCCCATTAAACGGCGCAGCTTGTCACGCAACTTGTTTTCTAGCTCGGTACTGCTCTGGTGGGTGATCACGACTTCACTGCGCTCGGTGAAGAGGCCGACGTCACTGATCTTGCCCAGCAGCTCCAAGGCCCGGATACGCACTCGGGGGTCGGCGTTGTCAGACTCAATAATGAGTCGGTTGGTTACCAGATGGCGAAGTTGCACGGCACTCTCGACGACGGCATGGGAGTACTGCTCTAGCAGTGATTTAGTTAGCTGGAGCGCAGAGGTGGGTGTCTTGGAGATCGTGCTCTGGGTCGGGACCGCCCGGTCTTGGTCTTCTGCCGCGGCAAAGGCTTGCACAATCTCAGCAGCGATGCCTACGTCATCCAGAGTTGGATCAATTTCCAATCCTTCTTCCTGCAGGACGTTCAATGTCTCGCAGGCAGCAGCCAGCGCATCCGAAAATTCGGGGTCATTGGCATTATCAGGCAGTGGTATGCCCACGTCAGGCGTGCACACAATTGTCATACGACGCAGTCCTAGTATTGGACGGTAAATTTATTATACCCCCCATGTCTGCAAAACAAAACAATGCCGGGGGGGTTTCTATATTGGAGGGGGTTTTCCTCTT